TCACGACAGATTAAAAATTTTTTATATACCATTTCATTACTAATATTAAATGTTTTCATTCGTTGCTCACAATCCATTATTAATATTATAATATATTATTTCTTTAAGCCTTTACGAAGTCTAACATTTTTTTACATAATTCAAATAAATATTATCTTTTTTAGATAAATCTTCAATTATAATAATTTGGTCTAGTCTTCTAGCTCTACTAATTGCTGTATATAATAAATTGAAATCAAATAAACTATTAATTAAAATAATAATTTTGTTATCGTGTGATAGCTGTCGCCCTTGATAACTGTGAATAGTTCTAAATAATGAACATACATAATTTTTATTGTTTTCTGGTTCATCCTCTAATTTACTCCCTTTGTATATTCCTTTTTTATAGTGTGTATCTTTAATATAATATTGTTTTTCAGAATTTAAAAATGACCCTGAAAATTTGCAATTTCCTTTATCGTCAATTGGTTGTAGTGCAGAAATACCAATATCATTTTTATTAATAATAATATTTTCTTTTTCCTGAAAGTTTGATGAAAATAAATTTTTAAATTTAATATATAATTCATATACATTTTTTGATTCTTTCATATCTGTTCTAACTTTATTAATTTTTGTATGTAGTTCTTCGTCAAATCTATAACTTTTCGTATATTCAACATATTGTAAATCTTTATATTGTGATGGGTTAAAAATATTTTTAGTTATTGAACATTGATAAAAGAAACCGTTATAATCAATATCTCCTAATAAAAATATAAAGTTTCTTTTATCATCATCTTTAATAATAGTATCAATAATATTTTTATTGTTTAATGTTAATTCGTCAATAACTTTATATTTAATAAATCCAGTATTAATTTTCTCAACAGCTTTTCCGTTCATTGTTCCGGTTAATTTAGGTAATGATAAACCAAAAACTTTAAATTCATTTACTTTATCTTGGATAAGTTCCCAACAATTAGAACTAAATAAAATTTTATTTCTCATAAAAATATTACTGCTTAATAAACTATGAGTCTTTCCAGTTCCTCCAGCCCCTCCGCTAAAAATAACTTTTGATATAATATGTTGATTATTAGGTAATGGCGATTTATCAAAATTAACATCATTAAAGGATTCAATAAAATATTTTTTAAAATAGGAATAACAAATATTTTCATCAAATGTTGATTCTTCATTATCTCCATAATTAACATCAACCCCGAAATCTAAATCATATTTAATAATTGGTTTAATACTAGCAGATCTATTTACTTCCTGATATAACATTGTTTTAATTTTTGATTTTGTTGGTTGTTTAAATAATTCTTTGTAAGTATCAACAATATTAAAAATAGCATCTTTTTTATAAACAATTGAATCAACCTTAACCCCGTAAATATCCTTATAATCCATTGATAGCATCTGTTTTAAAATCATAGTTTGAGAATATGCTTTAATTCCGTATGCTAGATGCTTTAAACTTGAAGGATTTTCAAGATTTTCAACAATTTTATAAACATCATCAACTTTATAAATATTACTATTAGTTAAAGTTTTATAAAATTCATTATCATTATCAAGTGGTTTAATATTAATAGTTGTATTATTAGAATCAATTGATAAAATACCTACAGCTTTACAATAAGCTTTAATTTGGTCTTCATCTTTTAATTCATTAGGTACTGAATCATATAATTTATCATTAATTAAAGTCTTTTTAAATTCTTTATTAAATTTAATATTAATAGCTGGAGAAATACAATAATTAATAAATTTAAACTCAACTAAATCAGATAATAATTTAATCATACTAGAAAATAAAATATATTTATGTCCGCTTTTAAATCCGAAATAATCTAAATTTGGTTTATCATTATATATAATTTCAATTTCATAAAATCCAACTAATCCGTTTTTATACTGCTCTTTAAATGTATCAATTGTAAAACCGTCGCCAGAAACGCAAATAAATGAACCAGAAGGAAGCCCGATATATTCATCGCATTTATAATAATTATAATAAGCTTTCTTCATATCTATTTCTTTGTATAAACTATCATCAATAATAAATTCATTATTAAAAAATCTATGAATCTTATCATCATATTGATTAATAAAATTATAGGCTAATGAATTAACAGGAATTTTACAATCATTGATTTTATTGTCTTTTTTCCAAGTATCGAATAATACTTTAAAATCATTATCAATTACTTTATATTTTTTATCAATAGTCATAAGATAATTAAATTTCTCAACATAGAATGATTCATTTTTTTTAATCTCTTCATATTTTTCCTTTGATATCTCTTCAGCTTCTGAAAAACATAGATTAACATCAAGATGATTATATTTAGTATTAATAAATTCAATATTATAATAATTACTGAAATTTTTATTAATAATGATATTTTCCGCATTATGATTAATAATATCTTTAATGGTAAAAGAACAGTTAATATCTTTAGCTAGAATATCTAATTCTTCAATTGTGTATGCTTTACTATATTTTTTTTCATTTTTAATTAGTTTATTATAAATGTTTTTACCTTTGGAATATTTAGTTGAAACATAACCTGAAAAATATTGTAATAATCCCTTATATACGCAGTCTCCCGTATCATTGTTTTTAAATTTTTGTGTTAATCTGATTTGAGTATCAGTATTTGATATTTTAGGATATGCTGTAGTTGTAATAATAACTTTACGATTTTTATTATTAGAAAAAATAAAAGCTCTTGCTATCCATTCGCCGTCAGAACCGCCAGTATAAAGTTTATAAGTTATTTTTTCTTTAATATCATCAATTGATAATACATTAGGAAAATTAAATTTAATAGGTTCTCTATACTGTACATTGTTTTCATAAAAATATACTGAATGAGTAATAAAAGCTGTCGGTTCTTCTTTCATCATTTTATTAATTTGTTTGTGATGAATCCACCAGTCATATTTACCAGATAATAGTGTAGGTGCTGTAATTTTAATTTTTGTTTGTTTTAATTTTTTAGATGCATTTAACATATCATTAATAACTTGTGCTTTTTTAATAGATGTTTTGTAAAGTTCGCCATTTTTCTTAACTTTAATAGATTTTAAAGTTTTTTCTACAGATGCAATTGATTTAATAGTGTTATTTAAATATAACTGTTTAACAGTTTCAAATGATGGATGATTTAAATAAAAACTCGAGAGTTTATTAATAGTTTTATTTCTTTTTAGAATATTTATATTTGACATTATATAATATAACAGATTATATTTTTTTAAATAGAAATTCTTATATATTTTTATTTAAAAAGGGTTTAAAGAAAATTGTTATATTACATTTTTACAAATCTTCACAGGGTTTCGTCTGTGGTTTTGGTTTTGGTTTCGGCCCTCGTTTCTGTGGTGTCCATCCAGTAGCAGCACGTTCTTCATAAAGTTTAGTACGGTATCGTCTCATATTTTCTTTAACTTGTTCTCGGTTGTTTTTCTTCCATTCTTCATTTTCAATATTTTTTTTATATAGTTTTCTTCCGTATTCATTTAAATGATCCTTATTTTTTAACTGCCATTTTCTATATGAAGTTAATTTTTTAGGTTCAGTAATAATTTCAGTATTTTCAACAATAATTTCAGTTTCAATAATTTCAGACATTTATTATTATATTATAGGTTATATAATAATAATTCTTTAAATGAATTATTACTAGATATTTTTATTTTTTGTTATATTTGGTCAGATTTTGTTTTATTCAATGCTCCTTTTTCCAATTCCACTTCATCATATTTCTCTTCAATAATAACATCCCTTAAAATAGAAATACCAAAACAAGAACATTGTTTGCATTTACTCTTGTATGCTAGCGATGCTAATTTCAAAAATAAACCCGCTAAAGTAGTAATTAAACAAACATAAAATGTTTCAGTTAAAGTCATATAATAATTATTAGATAATATTAATTTATAGGCTTAAGAAGCCTTATATGGTTTTAAAAAACCTAACGGGTAACAGCGCCAGTATCAACATTAAGAACAATGCGATCTAAATAAACGGTGAATACCTGAACATCAATAGGAACAACCGAATTATTTTTAAATGAAAGTACAACATTGCGAGGGGTAATCTGATCAGCTTTAGTAGAACGAGAAAGATTAACATAGTAGATTCTGTTCATCTCCCACCACTCTTTGGAAACAACACCACAAGAAACGCCAAAATCAGATGATGAAAGTGATTCAGCATTTGCAAACTGGGTTAAGAAAGTTTCGAAACCATAGTTATATGGTGAACTTAGAATTTGTTGACCTCCTAATTGTACCTGAAGATTTTCAATAGTACAAGGCGAACCAGTTGATGTATCGAATGGACTTTGCCACTGATATCCGACACCAGTTGCAGCAGTTGAGCTAATATAAGGAATCACAATTAACGCATAAGGATTAGTTATTCCGCTTTGTATAAGCTGTGAATAAGTATTAGTAGCACCAACATTATTAATTTGATTGAAGTAGTAATTTTTAAATACAATGTTCTTAGATTGGTTTGCTCTTGAATAAGTTAAAGCTTTCTCAGGTTCAAGAACAATACTCGAGTAATATAATCTACAGGCCTTCATTGGATGAACAGCATTAGAATTAGATAAATTAACACCACCACTTAAATTTGTTGAAACTGGATTACCAATAAATAAACCTGCATTTATTCTTGTAGTAGTAGCAGTAATACCGCCAGCAGCAGCAGCAATACCTAAATTATTGATAGTGAACGGACACATATTTGAAAACGTGCTATTAGCAACTGAAAAACTATATTGTGGAACTGCAGCATCTGCTACACACGTTAAGGATAAACTACCAGTATTTACATATAATCTTAAAACACCTGAAAATTTTTTGACTAATCCGATATTGTTCATACAATCGAAAATATCTTTCAACCGAATAATCGCTACATCATAAATTACACCATAATTTGTATTTAATACTTGATAAGTAGATTTGAAATCATTACCGCTTAGGGTTGTAGGATTTACAAGACCCGTAGAACTAAAAATAGTATTGTAACCAGCTTTAGTTGTTGTATCTACTACCTTTAATGCTCGTTTATTAATAGCTTCATTACAAACTGCTACATTCTGTGCACCAGAGGTACCAGTTAATACAGGTTGGGTTGAGTGTCCAAATGCATTATTATTACAAAGTCCATTACCATTTAAAGTTGCGGTAGCACCATTATAAACAACAGTCGAAGCAGTATCTAAAACCTCAGAAAAACCAATAGCAGTACCAATAGATTTCAGATCATTTTGACTAAGTTCAGACAATAATTTTATATGGGTGAATGTCCCAAGGAATGGTTGTGTATCACTAATCGTTTTACCATCGAGAACAATGTCAGCTTGATGTATAAGGTTGTGATAACCAGATTTTAAAGTCTGTAATGCCCATCCAGCAGTAGGTGGTGCTTTTAATGCTGCAGCAGCATCAGAAAGTGCAAAAACCATTGTAATCGGAATTGCTAGGAACATATCGTTAGTATTGGTAAAACGAGAAGAATTGTATAAACTGGATAAATCAAATTGAACGAGGGACTGAGAACCAGAATATACACCGCTATTTTGGTCATTAATATAGTTGTTAGCCTGTTTATCAATAAATGGGGTGTATCCGTCAAGGTCTTGAGGAACTGAGCTTTTGTCGAAATCGTAGTTGTCGGTATTCATATATAATTATATTTAGATAATATTTTTTAGATTATTTTTATATAAAAATATATAGACTTGAAAAATCCTATAGGTTTTTATTTAGATTCAACAGTTATTTCAATTATAGGTTTCTTTAGAAGCCGTGTGGGATATATATAAATTTTTATTACTTTTTATTAAAAATATTAATATCTAATTTATATATATAATGTCAGATAGTTTCTATAAAAGTGAAATGGATAGAGAAATGTTATTAAATATTGAAATACAGAAGCAGAATCTAAAGTCGCTACCAGAAAAATTTAAACCACAAAAGAAAACAGTTAGCCCTGTTACTCAACAAATGATTGATGATTATAAACAACAATTTAGGAATTTATATAAAAGAGGTAAAGATGGAACAGACCAATTTTATAAATTTTTAATACCAGAAGCATTACCAACTTTAGAAATAATTGATGACGATTTAATTGATGAATTAATAATAAAAGGTGATTTACAACCTATATTAGATGATGCCGAAATAAGAACAAAAAATAATGATTTAGATAATTATATAGAACGTTATAATGAAATTAATAATATAATAATACCTGAAAATTTAAATAATATAAAAGAGCAAAAAGAAAAAATTAATAATCTTGATTCTAAAAAAAGAGCATTTATTATGTCAGGAAAAGATTATAGAGATGAAATTTTAGAAATAGATAGAAGAATTAATAATAAGGCACAAAGAATAGAAATTATAGAAAATGATAATAATGATAGAGCAGTAGAAAATATAAATAATAAAACAAAAATAGATGAATTAAAAAAAGAACTTGAAGAAAATGAAGAAAATAAAATAAAAAATGAAAAAGTATTATATACAATTGAACAAAACAATAAAAAGAAACTAGCAGATTATGCCAACACATTACGTATAATGAATGAAGGTCAAATAAGTATTGAACAAGCACCAGGTGAATCAGAAACAGATTTTTTAAAAAGATTAGCAGATGTTGCATTAATAGAAGAAGATCTAACAAGAGCTAGTTTATATAATACTAATGAATTTAAAAAGAATTTGAAAACATTAATTAAATCAGACTGGAAAATAGAAAACCTTGTAAAAGCATTTAATAATGATAGTCAGTTTTTATTAAATAAAACATTTGCAGGATTTAAAAAACATTTTAAAAATATTTATGGACTAGGTAATAAAGAATTAGATATAGAAGAGTATATTAGTATAATTAATGATTATCTTGATTCACCTGCGACTAGTTTAATAAAAAAAGGCGATACAAAAAGAAAAACAGAAGAAGAATCATATTATATTCCAGATATAGAAAAAGATGATGACGATGAAATGGTAGATGAGGGTTTATTACCAGATGAAGAAGGACCTGGTGAAATACCAACAGTTGATGCTAAGGAAATTGTTAGATCAACAACAACATCTCTTAACTATGAAAATTTTGTATTACAATTTGATGAAGATGGAAGATCTATATATTTTATATTAAGACCAGCCGAGGAAGGAGCTAAATTACAAACAATCTATTATACATATGATCTTAGCATAAATTATCAAAAAATTAGCAACGAAAACCAAAAATTTTCTACAAATTTAAAAAATATTCTATCTAAAAATTTTACTAATCCTGAGGCTATATCTAATAATTTTAAAAATAAAAATAATAATATAACAGCAAGTAGTTTTATTAAATATTTTAAAGACTATTTTTCAAAACCAAAAGAAGAACCACAAGATGGTGAAGGTCTTACGGGCAAAGCCCTGCACAGGAATCAGAGATTCCACGCAGGGCAAACCCGGGGTTTAAAAAAACCCGGAAAATCGAAAAAGACAAAAAAGACGACAAAGACGACAAAGACGAAAAAGAAACCAGTTGTACAAAAAGGAGCAAGTGTTAAAACAGTACCTACACATTGTCAATTTGGTAAAACTATAATACTATTAAATAAATTATATCAAAATAATATTTTAAGTGTTAAAGATAGTAATAATATTAATATTCAAGGAATACCAAATTCTAAAGTTAGTGATAAATTCGTTAATATAATTCTATCAATATGTAATGACGAAGAAGTTAATACAGGATTCACAGAATCCACACGGGGCAGGCCCGCAAAAGATATAGATACATTACCAGAAAAAGACTTTATATTAATCAATGTATTGATGAAAAAAGCAGGATTAACTAAAAAATATAATATAGATAATACTAAAGCTATCAAATTATTAAAAGATAGATTGGAATTAGTTGAAGGTCAAATATTAGCGGGCAATACGAATGAAGAAATTAAAAAAGAACTGTATGATATTGTTTTTAAATTAGCAAATATAGGGGCAACGAATCTTTCTAGTTCTCGTAAATACTATAAAGACGTGGTTAAATTAATGTTTTAGGCGTAAAAACGCCATATACACCTTTAGGTTATAAAAAAAATATCTAAATTAATATATATAAAAATGTATGTTCCTGTTAAAGTTCATAAATTATCTGCTACCCAAAAACGAAAACTACGTAAAGGTGATAAAGTAATTATTAAAAAAGGTGAAGGTGATGAAATTAAATTATCACCTGAACAAGCTAAAAAGTTTGAAAGAAAATCAAAAGTTGGTTGTGGTTTAACTATTCAACTTGACCCATATCAACAAATGGAAATGAGTGGTGAGGGTATGCACACTGGCGGAATGTGTTGTAATAGTTGTGGTGCTGAGATTGAAATTGACGGCGGTAGTGTCATTGGTAAAATTAAACGTGCTGGTATTGGTAAAAAAATAATCAAATTTGCAAAAGATACTAAACTAGCTAAACGTGTAGGAAATGCACTTATAGAACGAGCTGTCAAAACTATTGCGGGTGCTGGTGTTGAAACTGTTGAAAAGAAGAAAAGAGGTCGTCCTCGTAAAATTCCAACTGGTGGTGCCCTTATGCCCGCCGGTGGAGCCCTGTTTCCAGCTGGTGATTATCGTTAAACATACTAGTTTTATTAAAATTTATTAATGTTTATTATTTTATTAATAACCAATTATTAATATTATTATCTATTGTATAATAATATGAATAAAAATATAACTTCAAATACTGAATTAATAGATATAATTAAAAACATTAATATTAATAATTTCAATGGTGTATATCCAAAAGACAAACTGAAAAAACCCCTAAAAGACGGCTTTTATATAATTAATCTACAAGATAGCGATAAAGGATCAGGCACACATTGGACAGCTATTTATAAGATAAATGATGGGTTTTCATTTTATTACGATTCATTCGGTTTTCCGGCTCCTGAAAATATTGAAGAGATATTACATAAATATGAATATAATAAAAAACAAATTCAAGATATTGATTCTACAAGTTGCGGGTTTTATTGTGTGGCGTTCATTAAATTTATGTATAATAAACAAGATAAACTAACAGCATTTAATACATTTTGTAATTTATTCGGAACTAATACAAAAGATAATGAATTTATATTATATCAATTACTCTATCGCTAAAAATTCTTTTTTTGCTTCTCTTTTTAATTTATGATATTCCTTCATATATTGTTTTTGTTTACCTTTATTGTCTTCTCTATATTTTTTTTGAAGTTCCTTTATTTTATCTTTATTTAACTCAGTATATTCTTTAATTTTATCTTTGTTATTTTTATAATACTCATCTGATCTTTCTTTAACTTTATCTTTGTTATTTTGTCTATATAATAAATGACATTCTTTTTTATCAAATCTAATTGGACATCGTGTATTTAATGATGTATTTAATAATTCAAAATAGTGTCTTTCTCTTGCACGTGATTCATTACTATCATTACACGGATACTTTTCAATCTCTACCATTGAGAAATTATCCCACCCACCATTTTGACGAATAGATTGATAAACTTTTAAATTATATCTTTCAGATTTTTCACTATTACAGCTTCTTTTGTGTTCATTTTTCCGTCGTATAAAGTCTGTAGTTGACCCAACATAAACATCTATAATATTTAAATCATTACATACGATTTTATAAATAATTGTTTTAGAATAATCAATTGGTAATCTTGGCATTTAATATTATAATATACTATATCTTTAAATATTAATCATCTCCGTAAAATTATGACGTAATCTTCTCTCTTTTGGACCTTTTAAATCTAACAAGAAGAAATTAAGTTTTTCATCTGTTGAATATTTATAAGCTTCTTTAAATTTTTCTTTATCAACATCATCTACATTATGATTCTTAATAATATTATTAATAGATACATTATCGTTTAATTTAAATATAATGAAATAATTAATATTTCTGGTTATCGTTTTCGGTACTGATACGTAATTTTGCGCCAATAAAAAAACCGTGAAACCAAATTTACGACCCGCCGTTAAATACTCATTTATTTTACTCATTTGTTTTTTATTTAAATTAATGAAATCATCAAATATTATTAATTTTTCTTTATCTTTATCATCGTCATCAAATTCCATTAAAGAGGGCACATCATTAATATCTGTATATATTTCAAGTTCTGGTATTTTTTGTTTTAAGTATTGATATAGTGGTTCTTCACCAGTTGATCCAGTATATAATATTATTTTATAGAAACTTTCATTTTTAAAGGATATAAATGACATTAAACTATTCGTCTTTCCTGATCCTGTACCACCAATAGCTAAAATCATTGAATTAGGTAATATATAGTGTTTATTGAAATTCTTATCTAATTTAGTCTGTGGTATATCATCCTTTAATTTTTCATACCAATTAATAATCTTTTCTTTTTTTATAACTGGAACAGGGACATTTTTTTTAACTATAACTTTTTTTTTATTAGGTTTCATTATATATATATATTAGATTATATTTATTAACCAATTCTCATTAATTTCATTGTTCCAGTAACACTAACATTTTCACCGATTGGTGTATAAATTAATGCAACTGTTAAACGAATATTAGATGTTGTCCCTGGAACTGATATTATATTTGAAAACGTTTTATTAAAACGAGATGCACCGCCAACATCAGGTGTTCGTATTTGTTGAGCTACATCAAAATCATCGCAATTACCATAAAGAGCACTAAATGAATCTAATGATGATGTTATTCCGAATCGTTGAGATGTAAATGTAACTGTATTTAATAAATAACTATATGAAATACTATAAAAAATCATATATATACCACCTGGTAGTCCTGTTATTGTTCCAATCGTTTTAGTAGAATTATTTACAGTAAGTGTATAAGTAGTCCTTGCGGGGCTACCGCATAAAACATCGTATGAACTTGAAGATAAATAATTTATTGTAATGGGTCTATTAAATGATATAGTTTGTGTGCTTGATATTGATGAATTACCTATTGATAGTGTGCCTGTTGTTTGATTACTACATAAATCAATTGTTCCAGATGTATTATATCCAAATAATGAGGCATTATCAGTTGTTAAAAGTCTCGATTCATATCTTGGAGATGCACAAGCAGTATCAGATATTACATTACCAGATGATGTTAAAGACGTTCCAGCAATAGCACCATCTGTATTAATAGTTGCAGTTGTTGAAGGTGTTGCATTTTGTATTGTTAATCCTCGTCCTTGTAATGAATTTGTAGTTTTAATTAATGCAGAAACAGCATCAACACCACCAGTTAATGTTGATAAACCACTAGCACTCAATGTCCCTGTAATTGTTGTATTTGTTGCACTCAATGTACTAGAATTTGAAATACCAACACAAGTTAATAAGCCAGCAGAAGTAATAGATGCAGTCGTTGTGGGTGTTGCATTTTGTATTGTTAATCCTCGTCCTTGTAATGAATTTGTAGTTTTAATTAATGCAGAAACAGCATCAACACCGCCAGTTAATGTTG